TCAGTGTCTCGGGTGTCGGGCGGGTGGGTGAGCTGGTGGGCGGGGTTTCGGGAGCGGTCTTGCGGGTGGTGGAGGGGGCGGGATGAGCGGGGGCGGGGATGCGCTACGTGATGGCTGGCAGGCCGCACATGACGCTCCCGGAGCGACTGGGCGCGGGAGGCGTGCGCAATCGGACATTGCCGATGCGATTGAGGCCCTGAAGGGGTGAGGCCCCTGCTCGCCGTGGAAGGTGACGCTCAGAGCCCGGTGGACGAGGACGCCATCAAGGAGCTGGTGGCGCTCGCCAAGGCGGACAAGCGCGAGGACTTCGACTTCTTGGCGGGCGCGGTCGGCGTCCCGAGGCGTCAGCGCCAGGAATTGTGGCGTGGGACGCGGGCACGGCTGAACAAGCCGGAGCCGCAGCGCAAGCCGCGCAGCACGTTTCCGCGTCCACCGATCGATGAGGTCGAACTCGCGCGCCGCGCGTTGGCGATCCTGTTGGGCCACGAGTGGGGCCGACGGGCGTGACCCGCGCGTGGACGCGCAAAGCGCCGATGGGGCGTTGCCCTTACTGTCGGCGTCGGCGCCGCCTGACCCCAGATGGCAAGATTCACTCTCACTTCTTGGCGAATTTCGGCCAGTGTCCCGGCGTGGGGCGGGCGCCCGCCTGATGTAAGAATCCTCCGGGAAGGCGCCGAAAGCGCCGTGTCCCACTTCGAGACAGCAACCCTCATGCTAATCTTCCTTCATGCGGATTTTGTTGGAGCTATCGCCCTCGGGTGTGCGCGTCGATCAATTCCTCGCCGACACCCTCCGTGACCAGGTTGTCGTCAGTCGCGTCCTGGCCGAACTCGAGCCGGACCTGTCCACGTTCGGCAAAGCCGTACGGGGCGCCTACGATCGCGCACGGCGCGCCACAAGGGCGTCACGCGGCGGCCGGGGTTCGACTCCTCGCCCCAAACCGGATTATCACAACCCCGTGATATGACCGTGTCTCACCGTTTCCGCTAGACAAAACGGCACGCGCTGAGGTAAATGGCCGGTCGTGATCGACGCGCCGGACTTCACGCCATTCGTTCCACGGCAAACGTGGTGTCCCGAGTGTGGCGGCCAGCCGGTAGACGACCTCGACGAAGTGGCGTGCTGCGAGGTCCACCGGCCGGGCCTGTCGGGCGCCGACGATAGGCGCGTGGCCGACACCGGCTATCTCTCGACCGCCGAGGCCACGGCGGCGAATTGCCGTGCCATGCAGGCGTTGATCTCGTGACGCGGGCGACGCGCGCCCGCCTGATCGCCGCCGCCCTCCGCTGGCATCGCGCGCGGCTGTGACCCCGCAAGAGCGCCGCCGCCGCATCGTGTTCGCCAACCTCGACGAGGACGGGCGCCCGCTGACGCTGGTGACGTGGCCGCGCACGCGGGCCTGTCGGCGCTGGGGGAAGCAGGCGGGCGGGCGGCGCCGCCGATGACCCCGATCGCGCGGCGCGTGTTCGCGGTGCCGCAAAAGACCCATCGGGTGGACTCCGGCGCTCGGATCGTCGTGCATCCCGTGATGGCGCGCGGGCTGCGCCGCTGTGAAACGCGCTGGCCGCGCGCGTGGTGCCGCTGCGGCCTCTATCGGCTCGTCTGGCGCCCCGCGTGACGACCGAGGTCCGCGCCCCCCGCCCGCTGACCCGCAAGAAGACGACCCCGGATGCCGAGACGCGCGACGGCATCCGCTGGCTCGCGCAGCACGATCTCTACGTGCTCTGCAAGAACATCCTCGGCTACAGAGACATGACCGACGGCTTTCACAAGCCGCTCTGCCAGTTCTCCCAGACCACGGCCTTCGCCAAGAATCTCTACATGGTGCAGCGCGGCGGCCTGAAAACCTCGGTGAAGACCATCGGCCACAACATCCAGCGCATCATGCGCGACGCCGAGACGCGCATCCTGCTCGCATCCAATAAGGCCGAGAACTCCGAAGCGATCCTGGCCGAAATCAAGGGCCATCTGACCGCGAACGACCGCCTGCTCTGGCTGTTCCCCGACGTGTTACACGACGACGTGCGGAAGTACGAGCAGTGGACGAACAGCCGCATCTCGGTCAAGCGCCGCCTGCGGCGCAAGGAAGCGACCCTCACCACGATCGGCCTGCACGGCGAACTCGTGGGCCAGCACTACGACCACGGCACGTTCGACGACCTCGTGGGCCTGGAAAACAGCCAGACGCGCGAGGAGCGCCAGCGGACGATCGAATGGTGGAAGGCGGCACAGTCGCTGCTCGACCCGGGCGCGACAGAGGACGTCATCGGCACGCCCTGGGACTTCGACGACCTGTACGCCTACCTGCTCGACATGCGCGCCAAACAGGGGCTGGCGCTCGGCGTGTGGAAAGTGCCGTGCTGGGTCGCGGCCGACAGCCCCGGCGACGGCGCCGAAGACGTGCCGCCCCACGGCCTCGTGCGCCCCACCTTCCCGGAGCGATTCCCCATCAGCGAATTGCTCAGGATTCGGCGCGAGGCGGGCTCGACGCGCTTCGCCGCGCAGTACCTCTTGGAGCCCGTGGACGAGGAGACGGCGGTCTTCCCGCGCAGCAAGGCGATCGTGCGGCCCGCCGCGACGCGGCCGGACCCGACCACGCTCTGGGTCGTCGCCACCGTCGATCCCGCCATCTCACAGAAGGGATGGGCGGATTACACGGCCCACGCCGTCGTGGGCTTCGATCACGAGAACCGGATGCACGTGTTCCATCTCCAGCGTGGCCGCTGGCCGGAATCGCGCGTGCTGGACGAGGTGTATCGGCAGTACGCGCGCCTGCCGATGACGCGCGCGATCGGCGTCGAGGCCATCGGCTTTCAGAAGATGTTTTTCCACCTGTTCCAGCGCGAGGCGGAAACGCGCGGTCAGTACCTTCCGCTGACGAAGCTGGAGCGCGACACCAAGATCACGAAGAACACGCGCATCCGTGTGCTGGAACCCCTGTGGAATGCCGGCCACGTGGTGCTGTACGACGATCTGCCGGCGCTGGAGGAGTTTCTCGACGAGGCGGCGCGCTTCCGCCTCACGAAAGAATCGACGCACGACGACATGCTCGACGCGCTCGCGGACTGCTTGCAGCTCCGCGTGCGTCCGCAGGCGCCCGACCCGATTCAGGACCGGCTCGCGGACCTCGACCCCGCCGATCACGACCGGGCGAGTTTTGAGGTGATGGCGCACGAGGCGCGGAAGGCAGAGGGGGCCGCGCCGCTCGACCGGCGCTCGCTGCGCGCGGCCCACGCGATTCATCAACGAGCCCAGCAGTACGAGGAGGCCCGCCAGATGGAAGTCGTGGGCTTCGGGGAGGGCTGGTAAGGTGCTTGGCTGGCTCCTACGGACCCACACGCAGCATCTCCTCGATGAGATCACATGGTTACGGGCAGAACTGCGCTCAGAACACGACCGCAACGCGGCTCTTCAGGGCGCGCTCCTGACGCTGAAACTGGAGCGGCCGGTGTCGGCGCTCACAAGCTCGCTGCCGCGCGAAGACACGATCGTCGCAACGAGCGCGGAGGTGGAACGGGCGGCGCGCCTCGTGGATGACCTCGGCGTGGGCGCCGTCTCGGTGTCATGACCTGCGCTCTCGGCCACGAGACGCGGCACTTCACGGGCACGAAGGCGTTCCCGGTCGACCGCCACTCGTGTCCGACGTGCAAGCGGGACTACTCCGCGAAGCTAGATCGCTGGACGCGGCACCCCGGCTACTGCGATGGCTGTCAGGGGCCGACGTGGCGGATGCGCGACACGCCCGAGTTCGGCAAGATACTGCTCTGGCCCGATCCCGCGACGAAATTTCCGCGTTTTCGGACCCCGAACGGGCCGGGCGCCGACATTTTCCGCGACTTTTGCGCCACGTGCTGCCCGCGCGTGGGCGACGACCCGCCCGCCATCATCGCGGAAATCGACGGCCAGCCGATCGAGACCGCCGAATGCGTCGGCTACATGCCCGCCGATCGGTATGCGCACCTATTCAACGACAAATTCGGCCGATTCCTCCACGACTGGCTCGTGGATCATCTCGGCCTGAGCGCCGAGGAACGCGATGCCGTGCTCGGACAGTGGGATCAGGACCGCGCGGAGGTGAACACCAATGGCGGATGAGCCGATTCCGCAGGCCTCGGACCCCTACGCGGATCAGCAGGCGATCGCCGCGCGCGTCAAAGACAAGTTCGATCAGTGGCAGAAGGGCCGCGAGGCGTTCGTCTACGCCGCGATGGGCCATATCCTCTTTTATCGCGGGCATCAGTGGTGGACGTTCGACTCCACCACGCGCACCTTCAATTTCCGCCCGAAGCTCCCGCCCGGGATGCCGACGCCCGTCGCGAATCGCTTCGCGCGGCTCGCGGATGCGCACGTGTCGATGCTGGCGCGCTTCGAGCCGTCGCTCTCGTTCGCGCCGGGCTCGCACGACGCCGAGGATCGCGCCGCCGCCGATGTGGCCTCGCGCGCCATCGACGTGATTCAGGACGAAGTGAACATGACGACGCACCGGCAGGCCCTCGCCAAGTGGGTGGGCCTCACGGGCGGCGCGTGGCGCGAGACGGGCTACGACCCGGATCTCGCGCACGGCACCGTAGAGGTGCCGCTCGACACGTGTCCGATGTGCGGCGCCGTCGATCTTCCGACGCAAGACTTCTCGTGCGCCTCGTGCGACGGCGGGCCGACCATTCCGGCGCTCGACCCGGCGACGGGCCAGCCGCAGACGCGCCCGATGCCCAAGGGGAAGATGTACGTGGACGCCTGCTCGCTGTTCGAGATGTTCTTCGACCCGTCCATCACCGATTGGTCGAAGCAGCGCGCCTATCTCCGGCAGAAAGCCGTGGACGTGGAGCAGGCGAAGGCGCGCTGGAAGGCGTCCATCGCCGAGGATTCGGTCAAGGCCGATTCGATGGCGCTCGGCACGGGCACGGCGATGGCGGACGGCCTGCCGACGCTCGGCCCCCGCTCGCAAGACCTCCCCCGCCAGATCACGGCGAGCCGCCCGCAGAACACCAAGACCACCGAAAACTACTACTACGAGATGCCGACGGAGACGTACCCGGACGGCCTGCTCGCGATCTTCCTTGGCAAGAAGCCCGAGCAGTTCGTGAAGGCCGGGCCGCTCCCGTACTACTTCCTCGACGCCACGGGCGCCAAGACCTACTTCCTGCCGCACGATTTCTTCCCCCAGAACGAGGTGCCGGGCTCGGCGTGGCCCAAATCGTTCGCCGACGACATCGCGCCGATCCAGGTGGAGCGGAACAAGGCGCACGCCAAGATCATCATGTGGGAAAACCGCATGGCGAACCACGTCTGGCTGCTCCCGCAGGGCTCCAACGTGCGGACGCTGACCGGCATCTTCGGCCAGGTCGTCGAATACAACACGATCGTGGGAGGGGTCGCCGCCAAACCCGAACGGCTCGCGGGTCAGGCCCTCACGCCGGGCATGCTCGAGCGGTTGCAGCAGATCGACCACGAGATGGACGAGATCGCCATCGTCTCGGAGGTTATGTCGGGGCGTCGGCCCGAGGGGATTTCCGCCGGCATCGCGTTGCAGATCCTCAAAGAGCGCGGCGAGACGCAATTCGGGCCGATGTTCATCAAGTGGAACCACGCCGAGGCGCAATGGGCCAAGAAGGCGCTCGCCATCGCGCGGCTGTACTGGACCGAGGAGCGGTTGCAGCGCATCAAGGGGCGCGACGGCCAGTGGGAGGTCAAGAAATTCCTCGGCAGTGACCTCGCGGGGTCGATCGACGTGATCGCGGAGGCGGGCTCGATGATGCCGCGCTCCACGATGACCGAGCGGGCGGAGTTCGAGCAGGCGGCGTCGCTGGGCGTCGTGAATCCGGCCGCGAATCCGGCCGAGCGGCGCGCGGCGCTCAAACTTTTCGGCCTGATGTGGATTCAGGAAGGGCTGGAGAAGGAAGCGCGCAACGCGATCATCGAAAACGAGGAGTTCGAGGCGCTCGCGCAGGCGTTGGCGACAGAACCGCCGTCCACGGCGATGAGTCTGAATCAGATGGTGGCCCAGATGCAGCAAATGGGCGCCCCGCCGCCGGCGATTCTCGCCCAAGTCGAGATGGCGATGGCGAAATTCGGCCTCCCGGTGCCGAAGCTCCGCAACGGGATCGATGACCACGCCACCCACGCCGATGAGCACCGGAATTTCGCGCGGGAGCAGAATTTCCGCAAGCTCCCCGAGCCCCTGCAACACCTCGTTGAGTTGCACATCGCGGCGCACGACTTCTACGTCGGGCAGTCGATGATGCTGGCGCAGCAGGCGCGTCAGGGCACGAATCCGCGAGCCGGATTCCTTCAGCGGCCCGGTCCTGATCGCGGCAGTCGGCCTTCCACGCCCTCGGAGCGCGGCGCGTCGTCGCCGCAGGCCATGAACGGCCAGTACCGCGAGATGGAACGCCAGGCGGCGGAGTGAGAGACCTCACGCCGACGGGCGCCTGTCCGAAATGTGGCCGCTGGATGGGCCGCAAGCGCCTGATGACGCACGTGACGACGTGTGCGGGGCCGCGCCCGATGAAATCTCTTGCGTTTCTCGACCGGGCATGAAAAGGGCCGCCCAGAGATGTAACTGACGGGCGCGCTTCGCGCCCGGTGACAACCACATAACGGTTGGTGCGGGCTGATCCCCCGCCGTAAGCCGCTCCGCCCTTCGTCGGAGTGGGCCACTCCTGAGACGCACGAGGGCGTCGCGACCGAAAAGGTTGCGGCGCCTTCGTCGTCTCAGGGACTCGCCGCGATCGAGGGCGTGGCGCGCAGGAGCGTCATGTCCGACGAGATGGCCGTCACAGCGGAATCGGCCCCCGCCACGGAAACCCCGACTGACCCCACGGCTCAGGCGCCGTCACAGCCTGTCAACAACGGTCAGCCGCAATACAAGGGCTTCCACGAGCACCCGGACTGGCAGCGCATGGTCTCGGAGCGCCGTCAGGATCGCGCCACGATCCAGCAGCTCACGCGGCAGGTGCAGGAGTTGACGCGCGCCCGTGAAGATGCGGGCCGCACCCAGCCGACCCGTGAGGAGATGGAGGCGCGCGAAGCACTCTACCGCCTCGACCCGAACCTCAAGGGCATCGGCGACCTCTCGCAGAAGATCGCGGGGTTTGAAGGCGTCGCCACCACGCTGCTCCAGAACAACTTCTTCTCGCAAGGCGACGCCATGATCGGCCGCTTCGCCCAGCAGCACGGGTTGAAGTCCGAGGATGTCGCCAAGGCGTTCTACGAAGCCGTCCGCGACGATCCCGCCGCCATGCAGCGCGTCGAGCGCGGCGATGTGCGGCTCATCACCTCCTGGCTGAAGGGCCTTGAGCCCGTCGTCGCCACGATGAAGACGCAGACCACGAATGCACAGCGCGAGGGCGCCGCCGCCACCGCGCAGACCAAACAGACCATGCTCCGCACCGTTCCGCCGCGTCCCGCAGGCTCGCAATCCGGCCCCGCTGCGCCGAAGCCGCTCACGGGCGACTTCCGCAAGGACATGAAGACGTTGAACGACGAGGCCGACGCGATGCTGCGCTCCGGGCGCTAAGGAGTAACGACTTTGGCGCAAGACACCAGCCAGTTTGACAATGTGCTCAAGACGGTCTACGGGCCGCGCATCCCCGATCTGATCGCCACCAAGACGCCCGCGCTCGACATGTTCGAGGAAGGCGACTCGGAAGCGTGGGGCGGCAAGTACGTCGAGTATCCGATCCCGGTCGCGCGCACGGAGGGCTCGGGCTGGGCGTCGGAGTTGGGCGCGATGCCCGCCGCCGGCCGCGAGGAGTACGCCACCACGCGCATCCCATGCGCGTACCAGTACGGCAGCATCACGCTCTCCACGCAGGTGATGAAGTCCTCCGAGTCCAACCGCTTCGCGTTCAAGAGCGCGATGAGCACGGAGATGGAGGGCATCGTCAAGACGATGGCGGCCGACCGCGCGCGTGCGATCGCGCACGACGGCCGGGGCGTCCTCGCGCTCGTCAACGGCACGTCGTCATCCAGCACCACGCAGACGCTCGATGCGCCGGGTGGCGTCGCGGGCGCCACGCACGGCAACCGCTATTTCCGCCGCGGCATGGTCGTCGGCTGCATCAACCCCGCGACGGGCGCGGTGCGGTCCTCGACGGTCGCCACCGTGAGCGCCGTGGCGGCGGCAGGCGCCACGATCACGCTCGATGCGGCCAAGTCGTGGACGGACAACGACTACGTGGTGCGCTTCGCGTCCACGAGCGCCACCACGGTCGGCGACACCTCCTACAACAAGGAAATCATGGGCCTGCTCGGCCACATCGATGACGGGACCTACGTCGCGACGTACCACAACGTCAACAGCACGACCTACCCGATCACGCAAAGCACCGTGCTCGGCACGGCGTCCGCGCCGATCGGCCCGATCTCGGCGGACCTGCTCCAGCGCGCGATCGACGCCGCGTCGTCGAAGGGCGAGGGCGAGACGAGCGACATCTGGTCGCACCAGAGCGTGCGGCGCGCGTACATGGCGACGACCGAGGAGCTGCGCCGCTAC